TGTTCTTTTGAATGACGAGCATTATCTTGTAAGGTTACTCGAAGAAGCAGCAGTTATAAGTGGTGCAACAGTTCTCGAAACAGTTTTTAAAAAATTTGATCCGCAAGGAGCAACTGTAATATGCCTACTTTCAGAAAGTCATATTAGCATTCATACATGGCCAGAAGAAGGAAAAGCAGCAGTAGATGTTTATACTTGTGGAGATTCCGATCCAAAATTGGGTTGTGATATGATTATCTCGCAACTTCACTCAACGAACCATACACTTTCTTACATAGAACGATGACTTACGATACCGTCTTCATCTCCGATGTTCATCTCGGAACCGACCGATGCAATACTGATAAGTTTCTCAAGTTTCTAAATCAACTTGATACAAAAAAACTTGTAATGGTTGGAGATATTATAGACATATATTGTATGGAAAAATATAATACTCTGTGGAAAACTCAACATACAAAGGCAGTTGAAAAAATTCTAGAATTGTCCAGAAAAGGAACAGAAGTTGTTTATATTCTTGGTAATCACGATGCAGTCGCAAGAAAATATGTAAATACCAGTTCCTCTTATCTACATCAAAATCTTATCCTCTGTGATTCTTATGTTCATCACAGCACAAAAAATAGAAAGTTTTTATGTATTCACGGTGATTTTTATTCCGAGTTCTCATCTGGTTCCTGGAAGCAATATTTTATGAACTGGGGATATGAAACAATCACACCTCTGAATATTTTTCTAAACAAGACTTTTGGATTTTCTTTAATTAATTTTCTCAAATCAATTCCAAGAGGTAAGAAGTTTATTGATAAGTATGAAATGGATTTGATACATCACGTAAGAAGAATTGGAGAATATGATGGTGTGATTGCCGGACATATTCATCATGCGAATATTCGTGAGTATCAGGGAACGACTTATATGTGTGCCGGAGATTGGACAGATACTTGCTCTGCACTTGTAGAAAAAGATGGTGTCTTTGAAATCATTAAATATTGAACTTGACACACTCTCGTTTTTTGCCTATAATATCTTTGCTACAGATGAAAACTCATGAATCAAGATAAACTTAAAATCATTATTAAAAATCTGGAACTTCTGGTTGATTCCTTAAAGGCAGAAGTATATTCAAGTCCAGAATCTTATGCATATGAAGCAGTTGCTCCACGTATTGGAGACATAGATGATTACGATGAGGTTTTTGAGGATGATGACGACTAATGAGATATAAAGAAACTATTCGTCTGGTAAAAGAGGCACTGGATAATCCAAGTCTTTATAGTGAAGAAGAGATTATCTATATGAAAAAGGCACTTGATAATGCTATTCTTTCACTTGCCCGTAAAAAATATAACAAAAAGCAAAAAGGATTTGGTAATTATGAAAACCCCGACAGTTAAATTAGTTTCTGTAACTCCAAATGCAGAAAGACATATTGCATATTGTGCTCGTGTCAGTAATCCAAAAAATCAATTCAACAATTCTTCTGCTGGATTACTAAAGTATTGCATTCAAAATCAACACTGGAGTATTTTTGAACACGCATTTCTAACAGTAGAAATCAATACTTCACTTGCGATTGCGACACAAATTCTTCGTCATCGTAGTTTCACCTTCCAACAATTCTCTCAGAGATATGCCGACAGCACAGAACTACAAGTAAAACTTCCAGTTCCAGAATTGAGAAGGCAGGATACTAAAAATCGTCAGAACTCAACTGATGACTTACCGGCAGATGTAAGTATTTCCTTTAATGTTAAAATTGAAGAACACTTTAAACAAGCAATTGAAATCTATCAGGATATGTTGAATGCCGGTGTCGCAAAGGAATGTGCCCGTTTTGTGCTCCCACAGGCAACCCAGACACGTCTTTATATGAGTGGTAGTGTGAGATCCTGGATACATTACATCGATCTTCGTAGTGCTCACGGAACCCAGTCAGAGCACAAGGAAATCGCGGAGGCAATTCGTTGTATCTTTACCTGCCAATTTCCGACAATCTCTTCTGCTCTCAACTGGACTCGTGAGAATTGTAACCCCTGTAATTATCAAAGCGCAATCACATTAGAATAAATACTTTTGCATATTATTTTAAAAAATGGCAACATATCCAATTGTGAATAAAGAAACGGGTGAAAGAAAGGTGATTGAAATGAGTGTTCATGATATCACTCAATGGTATGAAAATCATCCAGAATGGCAAAGAGATTGGCCAGAAGGGTGTGCAAGTTCAGTAGAATTAGGAGAGGTTTACGATAGACTAAAAAAAACTAAACCGGGATGGAATGAAGTTTTAGATCGTGCATCAAAGGTTCCAGGATCAAGAGTAAAACCAATCTAAAAAATAATGACAAGAAAAAGAAGTCAACCCACATCTCCGGTTCCTTTTGGAATTGGTAATAGACAAATGAAACGCAAAAAACCAATTAATAGTGAATTGATGAGAGAGATTGAACCTCTCACCAAGAATCAAGAAAAATTTTTCAAATCATATGAATTGAATCAAAATATTGTTGGATATGGATGTGCCGGAACTGGTAAAACATTCATTGCACTTTATAATGCTCTCAAGGATGTTCTAAATGAACGTAGTCCTTATGAAAAAATTTATATTGTAAGATCTCTTGTTGCTACTCGTGAAATCGGATTTCTTCCTGGAGATCACGAAGACAAGTCATCACTTTATCAAATTCCATATAAGAATATGGTGAAGTATATGTTTCAAATGCCATCAGAGTCTGATTTTGAAATGCTCTATGGAAATTTAAAAACTCAAGGAACGATTAGTTTTTGGAGTACATCCTTTATTCGTGGTACAACTCTTGATAATTCGATTATTATTGTTGATGAATTTCAAAATTTAAATTTTCACGAATTAGATTCTATTATTACTCGTATTGGTGAAAATTCAAAAATTATTTTTTGTGGAGATGCAACACAATCTGATTTAATTCGTACCAATGAAAAGAATGGTATTGTAGATTTTATGAAAATTTTGAGAGCAATGCCCTCGGTAGATATTGTTGAGTTTGATGTTGAGGATATTGTTCGTTCGGGTTTAGTTAAAGAGTATATTCTTGCAAAAATGGAAGTTAAAGTATGACATTTATTCATCATAATTTTTTAGGTGATCTTGAACTAGAAAAGAAAGAAACAAATGGTATTCGTCTGTATCATCTTCCTGATGGACAGTGGGTACCATCGATTACTTCTGTGACTTCTTTTTATAATCGTGAGATTTTTGTTAAGTGGAGAAAACGTATAGGACTCGAAGAAGCAAATCGGATTACAAAAAGAGCAACAGCACGAGGAACTGATTTTCACCAAGTCTGTCAGGATTATTTGGAAAATAAAGAACTGAACTGGGACGACTATCAACCTCTCTCAAAGTTTATGTTCTATCATGCCAAACCAGAACTTGATAAGATAAATAATATTCATGCGATTGAAAGAACTCTTTACTCTGAATATCTTGGACTTGCTGGAAGAGTCGATTGTATTGGAGAATATGATGGAGAACTTGCCGTTATAGACTTTAAGACTTCTGAAAAGATTAAACCCGAAGAATGGCTTGAAAACTATTTCGTTCAGGAAATGTTTTATGCCTCCGCATACTTTGAACTTACTGAAATTGCTCCTGTTAAGTTGATTACCATTATGGTAACTCCTGGTGGAGAAGTGAAGGTATTTGACAAAAGAAACAAAGGGGACTATATTAAGTTATTAGTTCGTTACATCAAAGAATTTGTACATCACAATACTGGGACAAAGAATGGAGAATGAATTAGAAAAGGTACTCGAAAGTAAATTCTACTGTCCTACTCGTTTTGCACAGCAGATAGAAGAACTTGTTCAAGTTAATGTTGAAATGAACTATATTGATGCAATTGTGTACTTTTGTGAGCAGAATAATATTGATGTTGAGTCGATACCTAAACTCATTTCAAAACCACTGAAAGAAAAAATTAAATATGAGGCAATGGAACTTAATTTTCTCAAAAAGACATCTCGTGCCAAATTAGTTTTTTAATTCCATTTTGGGTAGTAAAAAATCCCGGCAAAAAAATCTTTATATTACCTTTTTTGAATGATGCCATATGATGCCTATTGTCAATATCTTGCCCTAAAGAATCATTTTACTAAAGATTCTTATGATTATCATAAATATTGTGGAAAAACAAGATCCACAGTAAAATCTTTCTACAAACGTAAAGATCGTTTTTGGTTTGAAAAGTTTTCAAGAAATAAAACAGATTCTGAAGTTGTAGAATTTTTTGTATCAAATTTTATTTCTTGTACAGATCCAGGAAGACTCTGGATTGGTGAAATGATAAAGGATGGTGATAATAGGTATAATGATTGGAAAAAAAGAACTCAATCACTCTCTTATATTTTTAAAGAAGAAATAGAATCTGTTTTTACATCTAAAAATTTTGATGAGATGTTTCTAATTAAAAATAATCGACATCCACAAATTTTAAAAGAGCACTTACAATCTCATATTTCATTAGAAACAATGTTGATTTTAGATAAAATAGTTGGGTATAAAAATAATTTTGATAAAAAACTTGATGATCCGGTATGGAAATCGGTTTCAATGAAAATTATCAAATATAGTCCCTTTCTAAATATCGATGTATTGAATTATCGTAAAATTCTAAAAAAAATTATTATGGAGGAACAATGAGTTTTTTTGAATCAGAAATTGTTAATGAAGAACTAGAAGAACTTCACGATCTTCAAAATGAAATATACGGAAATCTTTTTGATTATTCAGAAATGACACGAGAAGAAAAACTATATCATATAGGACTAATGGAACAACTTTTAGAAAAACAACAAATACTTTTTACTCGTTTAAGTTTGTCTGATGATCCAGAGGCAAAAGAAATGAGAGATGGAATTTTAGATTCTGCAATGAAAATGGGACTTTCATTGGGACGGGATATTAGTGATATTTTTAATAATATGAAAAGTCTAATTGAAATGATGAAGTTTCAGATTGACAGAATGGATGAGGAATTGTAAAATAAGTTGGGCTGGATGATCCCTTAAGCAAAATCACAAAAGCCAAATCTCACAAATACGAGGAAAAATTAAATGACATTTGAAAATCTAAAAAAGCAATCTAAACTTGGTTCTCTAACCTCTAAACTGGTTAAAGAAGTTGAAAAGATGAGTACTACATCTAGTGGTGCTGATGAAAGACTTTATAAACCAGTTGTTGATAAAACCGGTAATGGTTTTGCAGTGATTCGTTTTCTACCTGCACCTGATGGTGAGGAACTTCCCTGGGCAAAGATGTATTCACACGCATTTCAGGGAAATGGTGGGTGGTATATTGAAAACTCACTGACGACTATTGGTGGTAAAGATCCTTTAGGTGAGTATAATCGGGAACTGTGGAATACGGGAACTGAAGCAAATAAAGAAACTGTTCGTAAGCAAAAACGTAAACTTAATTATTACTCTAACATTTATGTCGTAAAGGATCCGACAAATCCTCAAAATGAAGGTAAAGTATTTCTGTTTAAGTATGGAAAGAAAATCTTTGATAAGATTATGGAAGCAATGCAACCAGAATTTGAGGATGAATCACCAATCAATCCTTTTGATTTCTGGGAAGGGGCAAACTTCAAACTGAAGATTGTAAAAAAAGATGGATATTGGAACTATGACAAATCTGAATTTGATCGTGTTTCTCCACTTCTTGATGATGATGATGCGATGGAAGCACTCTGGAAAAAGGAGTATTCTCTGGCAGCAGTCACCGCACCAGATCAATTTAAGTCATATGAAGAACTTGAAAATCGTATGAATATGGTACTTGGAAATAAGACTTCCCCATCTCGTTCTCGTGAAGTTATGGAACAAGAAGATGAGTATTCTTCTTATGAACAAAAATCATCCACAACAGAAAATCGTGTTGTTGAAGAATTGGAAAAATCTTATGCTCGCAATAAGGCACCAGTATCTAAAGTTGAACCTGATGAAGATGAGGATGATGCCCTCTCATATTTTCAAAAATTAGCAGAATAGTATTTAAATATAAAGTCTAATATTATCACCGCGTTTAAGGGTTTCACTCACATATTGAGTGGAACCTTTTTCGTATGCCATCATTTCATCAAGATCATCAAAAACAATATTTAAATATCTTGGTTTAAGTAAGTAAATATTTCTCTTTGCATCTTCAAGTTTATCTTCATATTCATAATTTGTAATAGGAGTAACTAAATTGGTTTTTGTGATTTGTGAATCTATAAAGTAATCGTAATAAGATACTGAATAATCTGATTCAACTTTCAATCCTGCAGGAACAATAGTTACTCCTTGACTGTTTTTTTCTTCCACTGTTTCATAGTGATGAATGCCACTATAAAGAGTATCATAATCTCCATACTTATCTAAAAGATAATTATCAAATTGTTGTTGTGGTAAAGGCCATTCTGATTGAATGTTCAAAATATTATTGCATGTTAAAACCAACCAATCTAAAGATGAATCATCATATATCTCAAAGGCAACATTATCTGGACGATCATTTCCTGTGATTTTATATTTTTGAAAAAATGCAATATCTTGAAAGATGTCTTCTCTTAATTTTGCTTTTTTAAATAAATTTTTGACTGTAATATAATCCCCAATTTTAGCATCAGGAAGTCTACTGACGTATTCAAAATCTGGAAGTCTGCGAAAGTAATTTGACATTTTAGTAACCTATTCCTTCTAAACCATCATAATCACTATTAAATATTGGTTCAAGTTCCTGAAACTGCATTTGCATTTCATAAGAAACCATTACACCATTAGTATAAGTTGCGTATTGCCCTTCAGGTGTATACGATACAGTAACACTTTGTAATGCACATTCTTTTATTCTACCTATGTATTTATGGTCAGCGTTTGCACCTTCAGGTCTATGTAAATATCGAATTCTAAAAGTATGTGGTGTTTTTAAAAATAGATTAGATTCGGTTTTAATTGGGGACATTCCTCTTTTGAAAAAATTTAAAATACCAATAATTTGTTTTGCTTCTTCTTTACTTCTTGCTGACATTTTAAAAATAAAACTAAAGGGTCTTAATGTTGGTGCATTAAAAAGAAGTTCCATATTTGGGTTTATAACAATACCTGCAGTTCTTGATAGTACTGCTCCACCAGGAGTACCAACTGCATTAGCAGTAAAAAGAGCAGCAATACTTGTCTTAGTGCTACTATCACCCAAAACTTTGTTAAGAGAGTCTCCAGCCTCTTTTACACCTGCTCCAATTCCCTTTGTGATACCTGCGAATGCAGCAGCAGCAATACCAGCCTCAACGGCATTTATTGAATTTTCTCCCCAAACACAAGCATTTGTATCAGAGATTCCACTGGGAATTGGAAGAACGACAGTTCCTATTATTTCCCTATCTTTTGTTCCAGTTCTTCCACTAGATGGACCCGGTTCAAGGAACTTCAATCCAGAAGGTTTATACTTCAGCATTGAGAATTTAATTACATCTTGCTTGGTTGATCCTAAATCTTCTGGATATATAAAAGTACCAAAATCACTTGTTTTTGTTCCTGTAACTTCCTTTCCAGTATCTAATGATTCTACAGCAGCAGGAGTAGTTTTGTCGGCAGATTGTGAGTCAGTTGCCGCATCATTATTTTTAATTGGTGGTTTTATCTTGGCTTTTTCTGCAGTTGGTTTAATTACTTGTTTGTTAATTTCTACAGTTTGTTCTCTAACTGCTCTTTGTTCTGCTTTTCTTATTTTTTCTTCTGCTGCTGATACTCCGCTATAGTAAGTTGGGTTAGGAGTAAATCCACTTTGAGATGTGATTGTTCCTATTGGTTGAGTTACTCCAACTCTATAAACTGCAACAGGATTGTTTTCATTTGCTCCAGTTGTTTGACCTGCTCTTGTTGGGATATCAATCTTATACGTATTTTTTGTTTGAGAATTTTTGTCGTAATCTTTTTGTCCTGGTATTTTTCCTGAGGTATCTGCATTACCTTTTGGAAGTTTAAATGGATCTGACAAAGTTTGAGTATCTGCCATTAGAATACCTCCACACTAATGAAGGTGTTTAAAATATATGCCTTCTCTCTTCTAAACATAGACATAAGAGTTTTATTTATTTAGACGGAATTTTGCATAAGGTATTGCGAGTAGTTCATCAAGTTCGTTATATTTAACAACATGAAGTTTTCCTGAGACTTCTGCCCAAGTATATTGCCTTGCCTTTCTCCAATGAAAATTAATTGCCTTAAACCCCCACTTCTCCAATGAAGTACAAGCAATTAAGGGGTGTTGGTCATATTCTATTTCTGGTGTTTTTGGATTATACATAAAAGTATAAAACTTTCCTGGTTCTGGATATAAAACTTCTTCTTTAAAAAATTCCATAATTAAGAGCATTAAATCTTCTGGGTCATTACTCCCTTGCTCTTCAATTTTCTTTTTAAGTTCTCTAACTCTCGATGTGGATGAACTGTCTATGTACTGACCAAATCCTTTTTGTGCCATTATTTTATCCCTAGTTCCTGTTCTGTAATGACTTTAAACTCTAACATTCTATCAGCACACCATTCTTGAATTGCGGTCCATTTTGCTTGATTTATCACATAAGTATTGACCTCGTGAATAAATGTCTTTGTTTGTTTATTTCCTTTTATTGGTGGAAGAGTTTGTCTTTTTGGTTTTATTTCAATTACATATTTTTTGATTTTACCATTCTCCAAAACTTCTATAATAAAATCTGGAAAATATCTACACACTTTTTGTTTTACTGGATTGTAATATGGAATACAAAATTCTTCAGATCCATATCTTAAAATATTAGGAGACCTATCACACCACTGCATAAACGTAAGTTCCCAACTACTGCGATATACTATATTTCCACAATCACCAATATATTTTTCAGGATTTCTTGGATGAAAATGTCCTTGATGATATTTTGCGTCTCGGGGCATACGTAACTCTTACAATATTTTCACTACATAATATATACGCTTAAAATATTTATAAATGCCTACCGTAAGAAAAATTGGAGAAATTAAATCAAAATTATTACATCCTGCATTAACATCTCATTTTGAGGTTAAAATTCCAATTCCTAATAAACTAGACAATAACTTTTTAACACCTAATGGACTTCCTGGATTTAGAACTGGAAAACAAGATCATCTTAATTTGTTGTGTTCAGAAACAATTCTTCCTGGATCTAACTTAGCAACACTGGAACTTAATAATGATCATACTGGTGTTACAGAGAGACATGCATATCGTAGAATTTATGATGATAGAATTGATTTTACTTTTTATGTTGATGCTGATAATTATTTACCAATCAAATATTTTGAACTTTGGATGAAGTTTATTGTGGATGAAAGTAAAGCACCACAATCTGATAGAGGTGTTGGGGCAGAAGGTTCTAATTATTTTTACAGAATTAGATATCCAGAAGACTATATGTGCGAAAAAGGATTGGAAGTTATAAAATTTGAAAGAACTGGAAAGGGTCAAGTATATACTGGTGCAACATTAAAATATGAATTTGTCAATGCCTTTCCGATTTCTGTATCATCTATGCCGGTATCTTATGAGGCATCTTCTTTATTGAAATGTAGTGTTTCATTTTCATACATTAGATACTTGCTTAATCATACTCCAAGTAAGGAATCTTCAACACCCACGACTGCACTTACTCCAGGAAATTTTGCTCAATTTAATACTGATCAATTTAAAGGAATTGAAAATAGTACGTTTTCTACTCCAAAAACTGGAATATCAGAGTTAAATCGTTATGTGGAAACTCAAGAGCAATATTATAATAGAATCTATGGAGAGGCATAAATAACCATACCTGAAATTCTATAGGACATCATGCCTTTACCAAAAATTGTTACACCAACTTATCAACTTGAATTGCCATCAACAGAAGAAACAATCCAATATAGACCTTTTTTAGTCAAAGAAGAAAAACTGTTAGTAATCGCACTGGAAAGTGAGGACACAAAACAAATCACAAATTCAATCAAGACAGTTATTAAAAATTGCATTTCTACTAAAAACATTAAAGTAGAGGATTTACCAACCTTTGATATTGAATATTTGTTTTTAAATATTCGTGGTAAGTCTGTTGGCGAAGAACTTGAGGTAAATATTATTTGTCCTGATGATGGAGAGACTCAAGTTCCTGTAAAAATTAATCTTGATGATATTAAAGTTCAAAAAAATGAAGAGCACACAAATCGAATTAAACTTGATAGTAATATTATGATGGAAATGAAGTATCCATCACTTGATCAATTTATTAAGACTAATTTTGATTTTAATAGTAAGAATGCAATGGAACAATCCTTTGAGTTGATTGGTTCGTGTATTGATAAAATTTTCACCGCAGATGATGTCTGGATTGCTGCCGACGTAACAAAAAAAGAACTCACAGACTTTTTAGAATCAATGAATTCTTCACAATTCAAGGACATTGAAAAGTTCTTTGAGACAATGCCTAAACTTTCACATAAAATTAAAGTCACAAATCCAAAAACTGAAGTTGAAAGTGAAGTTATTTTAGAAGGGTTAGCATCTTTTTTCGCGTAGCAATGGTCCATATGGACCTTGAAAATTATTTTCGTCTTAACTTTTCTTTGATGCAATATCATAAATATTCATTAACTGAAATAGAAAACTGGATACCTTGGGAAAGAGATGTTTATGTTGGATTACTTCAGCAGCATCTTGAGGATGAAGAGTTAAAACAAAAACAACAGATGAGCAATGCCCACCACTAAAGCATTATCTGCATCCAAATTTTTTGGAAAAGATAGGTACGAATATTACTTAAACGAACTTCTTACTCAACAAAAAGTAGGTGGAAATATTTTATCTAAAAGTCAAATAAAAGAGGGGTTTTTAAAAAGAAAAGACAAAATAAGTTTTGAAAAGTTTGTTGAGAAGGTTATAAGTACAAAGACCGCAAAGTCTGCTATTACTCCACTAGAAATCAAATCTAGTCCTGTTGCTGGTGGAGTTGGTTTAGGTTCTCGTGGTAGTGAGTTAGTAAAATCACCTACTGGAGCATTAGAAAAATATGTTTCTGGGGTATCTAAACCTCAAAAAATGAGTGGAATTGAAGATGATATTTCTAAGATTACAAAATCTGTAATTTCAATTGCTGAAATATTATCAGGACAAAAGAAACTTAAAGACTCATCTACTTCTTATGATAGAAGAAAAGCAGAACAGGAGAAAAGGAGTCTTGCAGAAAGTAAGTTAGAAAAAAGATTTGATGGATTAAAGAAAGCAGCAGAAAAAATACTTGCACCAGTCAAAAGTCTTTTAGATAAGATAATTAATTTTCTTGTAACAGTTTTTCTTGGTAGAATTGTATATAAACTGTTAGAATGGTTTGGTGATCCTAAAAATGCTGATAAAGTAAAAGCAATTAGTAGATTTCTTGGAGATCATTGGCCTAAACTTTTAGCACTTTATTTAACTTTTGGAACTTCTGTTGGAAGATTTGCATTAAGATTAACAAAGATAGTCGCAAAAGGTGCAATTAAACTTTTAGCAAAGATTTTATTATTAAGTAAAGCAAAAAAACTACGTGCCGCAGGAAGATTTTTTGGTGGTAGGGGAGGAAAAATAGCAGGAGCTGTGCTTGGAGCTACTGCTGCTGTTGGTGGTGCATATGCTCTTACTCAAGGACTTAAAGGTGATGATGAAGAACCAAAAACTTTAAAACCAGAAGAACCAAAAATACCAGGTTACGCAGGTGGTGGTAGTATAAAAATTCCAGCATTTAAAGGTGGTGGATTTAACTTTAAAGGTATGTTTGGTGGTGCATTGAGTTCTGGTCCTGAAAAATCTCAAGAAATGCCGAATGGATTTGTAAGTGGTGAGAAAGGTGTAGATAAAGTTCCTGCAATGTTGAGTGATGGTGAATTTGTGATGTCTGTTGGTGCCGTGCAGAAGTATGGTGTGGATACTCTGGAATCAATGAATGCTGCTGGTGGAGGAACTAATCGTCCAAAAATGATGGGTGGTAAGACTTATGCTGCTGGTGGTGGGTATCTTGGTGATTATATGAAAGACAAAGTTAAGATGAGACAAGCAACCGTCTTTGAAAGGACAGGAGAATCTCAGCGTTTAAAAGATCTCTTAGGTGTTCGCACCAATGCAGAGGCAGCAAAAATAGTAAGTACTGCTGGAAATAAAGTTCCTGATGTAAGTGGATTGTTAGGTGATAAAGAATTTAGTAGATTTAATCAAGGAGCTTTTAATAAATTTAGTGAGGGTGCTGATGAAAAAACATTTGGAGGATTGAGAAGAATCTATCAACAGCATTTTGGTGTTGGTGAAGAATTCTCTAAGATGATGAGTGATAGAGTTGATGCGAAAATGCAGAGCAGATCTACAAAACCAATACAACCTACTACCAGTGTAAAACCTAATATTGAACCAATAAAACCTAGTACCAGTGTAAAACCTAATATTGAACCAATAAAACCTAGTACCAGTGTAAAACCTAATATTGAACCAATAAAACCTAGTACCAGTGTAAAACCTAGTACCAGTGTAAAACCTAATATTGAACCAATAAAACCTAGTACCAGTGTAAAACCTAATATATTAAAAAATATGAAAGTTCCTGGTGGAAAGAGTTTTGGTAAAGGTGGTTTGGGAGGTGCTATAGCTACGGCATTAGTTGAAATGTTTATGCCACAAATTCAAGAAGCAGTTGGAAATGTGTATAATAAAATGGGCATTGGTATGGGTAATTTGAATGATAAACAATTAAAAAAACAAATTGAAGATGAATTAAAAATTCAAAAAAGTAATTACTCTGGATCTGGTGATGCAGCCCTTTTAGGAGATCATGCCAATTCTCCTTCGTATGAAAGAACGCAGTTATTGCAAAAAGAATTAGATAAAAGAAAATTAAATCAAGGTGGTGCAATCAAAGGTGGATTTGGATTAAAAGATCAATCATTTAAAGATGCACCTAAAACTCAAATAATGACTGATGATAAAGGGAGACCTTTTGTTGGTTATAAATCAATGAGAAATGGAAAATTACATTACTCAAGAGGACCACAACCAGGAACAGGAACATCAAATCCCTTTGAGGCATTTGGAAGAGCAATAAATCCAGGAGCATACAAAGATAATGATGCAAAACTTGCAATGCAAAATCAAAGAGTTGCTCAAGTTAATTCATTGGAAAGTTATCAAAAACAAGGAATGTATGTTGATGCTCAGGGAAGAATGATGAAACAAATTGGTGCCAACTCAAACCAAACTCAAAATGATTTAAGTTATAGGCAAAAACAAGCAACAATTGCAAAAACAAAACCAAAGACAACAAGTATTGCACCACCAAGCACTTCCAGGTATTCCCATCAGCGGTTAACTAATCCTGTATCTAGTGGTGCCGGTGGAGGTAGAAGAAGTAGTGGTGCTGGGTCTCAAACACCAAGTTTTTCTGCTAGAAATCCAAGTGGTGCTAGGTCAAAACAAGAAACTCTTGGGTTGATGAGGTAAAAAATGACAATCAATACTCAAAAGTTTTTACCAGCATCAAAAAGCAGTGAACTTGTAAAAATATCACAAAAAACTGTAAGCACTCAAGGTTTTTCGTCTATTTTTTCTGGTAAAACAATAAAAAATATTAGTGTTATTAAAATTAAAGTTATC